ACCAGTAACATTTGTCGTTTGATTAGCACTGTACGTTTCAGTTACTGCACCATCAATGGTTTCTCCTAATGTACCAACCACACCGATTGTCTGATTAGCATTAACACTTAATGTATAATCTTTAAGAGAGGTATGACCGAATGTACCAGCATTCATTATAGTCTTATTATTTAAAACTGTTGTGGCCATATTATTTGTAACAGATGTTGTGTTATCATTACCGACAGTTAATAGCTTATCGTTAATAACATTTGTGGTAGAGTTATTCATAACACTAAGGTTATCATCTACACCTACGTTAGTTGAACGGCTACGTACTATTTCTGTTTCACGATTACCGCCAATCATTTCTTGTACAGAACCTTTAACGTTAACTGTCATATCCTTTTCTACTTGCAAGTGATAATTGCCATATACCATTTGGCGAAGATCACCATCAACTGTCATTGAGCAATTACCACGAATATGGATATTTTTATTATTAATTACAACTTCATAATCGTCACCAACAATTTTAACTTGTCGAGTGCCGTCGTTATATATTTCTTCGTAGGAGCCAGAAGCGTGTAAACGATTCGTACGCTCAAAGCCAGGAGTATCATCTACTTCTGTTACATGGCCGGCTTCTGATTCATTTACTTTATTATATGGATACTCTGGCACATGTTCATTCATGGCTGGTAGTTCTGTCCATGGCTGTTCTGCATAATAAGATGCTGCTTTATCTTCTGCCACTGACGATACCTTTGCTGGTCTTGCAGTCTGTACAGCTGGCCGATCTAATGATTCTCTTGCCTCTAGCTGATTAGAGTCTTCGTACATCGATTCACGTGCAGCAAAGTTTATATCAGAATTATTTTGATATTCACCACGAGGGTACTCATCAGCAGTAAAACCTAATGTTTTTGGTCGAGGGCTATTTACAGCAGCAATAGAACCTAATATAATAGGATCTTGTGCTGATGGTCCATCTCTAAAGAAACCGACTACCCATGAACCTTCCATTAAACCGTGTGGAGTATCGCCTATACCGGAAGTACCAGAAGATGTGGTAGGCATCATAACTGTAGCCCAAGGCAAATCTTCTGTTTTAACATCTGCTTTACTATCTGAATGATAACCAAAGCATCGAACTCTTACTCTATTCATTTCATACGGGTCAAAACGATCCTCGACAACACCTGTAAACCAGCTAAATTGTCCGCCTACGAACATATCATTTTGTAGCATTTAAATCCACCTCACTTGAATCTTTCTGTATTGTTATATCTTGGTAAAAGCCGTCTTTAAATCTATGTACGATTTGTGTAATTAAATATACACCAGATTGTAATTTATCAACACCTGAACCTTTATTTTCTAAGTCTGTTCTTCTAACCTCAATTTTTATTTTATGGCCGACTCTTAAATCAAAATCTCCAGCTATTTGTATTTCATGTGTTTGGTAATGTAAGTTTTCTATATAAGACATAGTCTTTTGTAAATCGATTGGCACAGGAGATGTATAGTTACCTGTCTCATCATAAGCCTTAGAGTTTAAAGATACAAAGTAATGTTTAGAATCTATAGAGTCTGTTAATCCGCTATCAGATATTTTAGTACGATCAGTTTCAGCAAATGATTTATTTTTATTCAATTTCATCATCGATGAATTATCATAGTTAAAAACATTTTTGTTGTAGTGCTTATTAGAAATATCGATAGTATGCATAGTAGAAGCATACGCACCGTGATGAGCTGATAATAATTTACCTTGATTATATTTGGAAGTAATTTTTCTTATGAGAGATCTTTCATATTCATATCCTTCTCGCGTTTCCAATTCAACATTGGGATCACTAAATGGAACTAACTTATATTTAGAATATTCGTCTTCATTTAATAGTTGTTTATATGATTTAAGTCTTACCTTTCCGTCTTCAGCTAGAGTTTGATAGTAAAAATACGGAGTACTTTGATCAAATGCATGTCTAAGCAGCCAATGTATACCAGACAATGGATGTATATTAGGAAATATTCCTCTAATTATGTTTTTAGACCCTTTCGAAAAGTCTTTACCATCTTCGGATATTTTTAAATCACCTTTCGAAATTTGTGCGATTAAATCCGTAGGAGAACCATGAAATGCGGTTTTCAGCTTTTTCAAACTATTAAGATACACGTATTCGCTAACAGCTCTTATGGTATATGTAGTCAATCCTGGCTTAGGACGAACATAATCGAATATTTCAGCAACTCTTAAATTGAGTGTAAATGTTTTCTTATCGCTACCTGGTTTGCCAGGCTTAGGTTGCTTTCTATAAACATATAACTCTAGCTTTTCGTTACCTTGCAAATTAATAGTTTCGGCTAGATTTATTGAATCACCTATGGATAAAATAACCTCAAGATTAGGGGAATTTAAAGATTCGTTTATTTCAAAATATGCAAGAAGATTAGTAATATCATATTCATACGAATTGCCATTGCCGGCATGTTCTTTATTGCTAGCTTGTATTTTTAAATGGCCAATTTGATAAGTTGTAGGAGTAGATGCTACTCCATCAGAACCAACCCTATTTTTTGATATATCACTCATTAATTAATCTCTCGAAAGTATCTACAAACTCTCCAATCATATTAGGATTAATGACACGTATTTTAGATCTTTGATCGTTTAGGTTATAAACATATTGCCGATTGCTAATATATGATAATTCTTCACTCGTCTTTGTGTATTCTTGGTTATTAATAAATATGTCAGGTGTGTATTCTCTTTCGGTTCCGTCTTCATCTAAGATATAATAGTGGTGAGGCGCTTCAGCATAAGGCCATACATCGTATGATTGAACTTGGTCTCTTGATGTGGATCCTGTTATTTTTTCAAATGGTAAACTACTGGTATTATCATACGCACCACTAGTATATTTTCTACCGTTAAACGATAAGCTACTAGTCATATTTTGTATAACTAGTTGATTTAAATCTATGTTCTTTTTAGTTAGGGTTCCAATCGCACCTGAAGTTTCACCAGTAATAGTTTCACCTAGCTTGAAGTTACCTGCTAATGAGTTTTGAATATTGTTGTCAGTATATGATATTCTAGTGTTTACTGCATATCCACTATATTCAGACTTTAAATATTTTAGCATTTGCTCTTGGCTCATTGGCCATACTTTATAACCATCATGTAAAAATTCATTTACAACAAAAAAGGTCCAATAAAAATCTGGTGTTCCATATAACTTTTGAGATATAATATCTGGCCGTTCGCCGTTTTCAATTTGATAAAACTTGTATAGTGAAGGATTGTCTATATAGTTTTGAATTGGCCTAACCGATCTAAATATATTTACCATTTTGGTAATAGATCCATCTAGTCCTATGTCATAATTGACTAAGGGAAATTGTTTAAAAAAGCTCATAAATTAATCTCCGCTTTTAGCTTCAGGGTAATCGAAGTTTTGTTGAACTAGAGTAGGAGGCTTTTCGCTTTCGCCTTCACCTGGCACATGATATAGATCATCTCTGGTAAGTTGTTTTTGTTCTTGGAATGACAGTGCAATAGTAACGTCAGTTGGTGCACCATCTTTATGATACATGTTTCCATCACTGTTATATGTTACGTTTAAACTAGTTAAATATGAATCATACAGGAATGGTAAAAATTTATTGACCTGTTTACCTTTCATAAATTTAACTCTAAAGAGGGGTGGATACTTTAACGCAAAATCGCCTTCTCTTTTAGCGTACATATATTTTCTAAAGGTATGTTCTATAACACGAATAGTTTCAGCTTCTTTAGCACTCGATGCGACTAGCTGAAAGCTCATATCAAACGTTCGAATATTAGCCCCTTCGTAGGTAAGAGTTGTTTGAGGATTAATAGCAACACCAGCCTTAGCAGCCGTTGCACCAGCAGCATTTAAATCACCACCAATTCCCATCTTGTTTAAAAGTGCTGAGCCGATTGCTGTAGCTTCTAGCTCTCCTACATTAGTATTGCTACCCTTTTTGTCCTTAGCTATCATATCTTTTGCAGCATTAATGACACCTAAATCTATGCTACCAAAATTAGCACCGTCGCCTAATGCAAAACCTGAAGGTATGAATAAGTGTAATTTAAATACGCCGTCGCTAAACTCATCACCTCCGATGATCTCAAAGGATACGTGATTACCGCCCTTCGTGACGCTTTCGCCAAGTGTTGATGGAAATACTATAATAGATGACATATTTTCCTCTTATAAATAACTATTTAATATAACTTTATTTATAATGAATGGAAAGGTAATTTATGGCTTACAAGGGAAAATACACGATTAAAGATACCAAGAAGTATTTAGGCGATCCAACCAAGGTAACATACAGATCTTTGTGGGAACGTCAAGCATTTAAATGGTGTGAAAACAACCCACGAGTTAAACGATGGAATAGCGAAGAGATTGTTGTACCTTATAAGTGTAATACTGATGGTAAACTACATCGCTACTTTGTTGATCTTCTTGTAGAGTTTGACAATAAAGATATTATACTTGTAGAAATCAAACCAAAGAAAGAAACGGTTGCTCCAAAAAAACCAGCACGTAAAACCAAGAGATACATTAATGAGGTTACGACCTACGTTAAGAATACGTCTAAGTGGACTGCGGCTGATCAATATGCTAAACACAAAGGTTGGAAGTTTCAGATATGGACGGAAGACACATTAAAGAATTTAGGCATAAAACTACTAAAGAGTTGATATAAATAGTTATATGGCTTCACTATTCGATACACTACAAGCAAATGCATTTCGGTCTGGTATTACGGCACGGACTAAAGAGTCCCAAGACTGGTTTAAAGATAATATTGAAAAATTAAAGATGCCTGCTCGGCAAGCATTATTAAAGGATAAGGCATTAGAACCTACATCTAAACTAGTTTATGGTAACATGTTTATGTACTTCTATGACCCTAAACATAAGAAGACCTTACCCTATTACGATAGGTTTCCTTTAACGATTATGGTGGATGCTAATAAAAACGGTTTCCAAGGTTTGAATCTACATTACCTAAGACCTGATATAAGGGCTGAATTTTTAGATCAATTAATGAACCTTGGACCTAAGACGTTAACTGATAAATCACGTTTAACTAAATTGCGCTATGATTTAATACAGTCGACAAAGAAGTATAAAGAATTTAAACCATGCTTTAAGAGTTATTTAAATGAGCATGTTAGATCTCGTATCGTAAGAGTACCGATGACCGAATGGCAAATCGCTATCTTCTTACCAACAGAGCAGTTTAAGAAAGCTGGTAAAGCTAAGATCTGGAAAGAATCAATTAGTATTGCGAGGAGCTAATGAGCGTAGATAAACTAAAAGCGGTAATATCCAAAAAGGGTGGCCTTGCTAAGAATAATAGATTCCAAGTATTATTCACACCTCCAACACAGCCATTGATAGGAATCGATGTAGAACAAATTGTTGGCCGTTTGTTATCTGGTGAGAGTGCGGGCATTAGGCAATCCATATATGATCCTCGTGACATAGCAATTCTATGTGAACAAGTCACATTACCTTCTCGTAGCTTCTCAACAATAGACTATGCGTCAGATCGCCAGAGTAACAAATTTCCATACACTAGTATTGACGGTGACGTTACGATGCACTTTATTGTAACGAACGACTATTATGCTAAAACACTTTTTGAGACTTGGATGTCTAGCATTGTTGACACTGAAGGTTATCAGCTAGGCTATAAAAATGATTACTCGACTGATATAGTTATACAACAGCTAAATCAGCAAGATATTCCAGTCTTTGGTGTTAAATTAGAGAAGGCATATCCCATTGACGTATCAGCAATTGCATTAAGTGCACAGGACGAAGAATTTACGCGCTTAACTGTAGTATTTGCATACGATAAATATGTAGTGGAAGGAGCATTAAGTAGTACAGCAAGTGCATTTAAAGCTGCGATACCAGAAACATTATTAGATATTTTTTAAATTATATTTGAAATGAAGGAGTAGTAAATTATGGCTTTGCCAATTGTAAACAGTAGTCGGTATAGTGTGACAGTTCCGAGTACTGGCCAGGAAGTTGAATTTAGACCTTTCCTAGTTAAAGAAGAAAAGATCCTTATGGTTGCGATGGAATCAAAGGATAATAAAATGATGATAAAGGCTTTAAAAGATATATTAAAAGCCTGTATATTTGATGATATTGATATTAATAAACTTACAAGTTTTGATCTAGAGGAATTATTCCTAAGACTACGTTCAAAATCGGTAGGTGAATCGGTAAACCTTCAATTGAAATGTGAAGAATGTAAAGCACTCACACCAATTGAAATAAACCTAGACAATATCAAGATGACCGAGTTACCTAAAGATAAACATGTAATGGTAACTAAAGATATCGGAATAGAATTTGAGTATCCCTCACTAGACACAGTTAGTAAAATGGAATACAATCCAGAGAAAACATCTCCGGATAAGCAAATGAAACTAACACTACAGCTTATTACTAGATGTATGAAGAGTATATTTAATAGCGATGAAGTATGGGATTGTAAAAATCAAACTGAAAAAGAGTTAAATGATTTTATTGAGGGATTAAGCTCTGAGCAGTTTGCAAAGATTACTGAGTTCTTTAGTTCATTGCCTACATTAAAGCATAAGGTAGAGTTTAGTTGTATTACTTGTAAGCATGAACAAGAACTAACATTGGAAGGCGTACAAAGTTTTTTTATCTAGCCCTTTCACATGATACACTAGTTAATTATTATAAAACTAACTTTTCGATGATGCAACATCATAAGTATAGTTTAACAGAACTAGAAGATATGATACCGTGGGAAAGGGAGATATACGTAGCACTCCTTCAACAATGGATCAGAGAAGAAAATGAGCGAATAGCTGAACAGAATAGGAAACAAAAGAGATGACAGAAGAAGTAAAAGAAACTTTCCATCCAGCAGATACAAATGGTGATGGTAAAGTAAGTGCGGCTGAAGAGGCATTATACTTAGAGTTTAAACGTAAAGAGCTAGAAGATGCTGACGCGATGCGAGATGCACAACGTAACATGACATGGTTTGCCCTTGGTGGATTATTGTTATATCCATTCGCTGTTGTTATTGCATCACTAGCTGGTTTAGATCAAGCCCAAGAAACATTAGGCGATATGGCACCTACTTATTTTGTAGCTGTTGCTGGTATTGTTGCTGCTTTCTTTGGTACACAAGCAATGGGAAAGAAAAAATAAATGGATCCAGTAGAAGCGTGGAACACATTATCTTACTTTGATGGAGTGTTATTCTCCATCTGGTTAGGTATTCTTTATTATGGTAAATGTTGGATCGATAGCAAATTTAAGGATTAGTTAAATGG